ACAAGACACTATATTTGAAAACATATCTAATGTTCAAGGAAATACAACATCTTTATATGAAAATTACACAGAAACTCCCTATCTTTTAAAATTAAAAAGAGTACCTAGAAGATTTGTTTCTAGATTCACAGCAAATAATATATTAGAACTTCAATTTGGTGCAGGAGATTCAAATAAATCTGATGAAGAAAAACTTCATGTACCTGATAATATTGGTTTAGGAGGTAGAGATGGAAGAAGTAAATTAGATCAATCTATTGATCCTTCTAATTTTTTACATTCTCAAACGTATGGAAAAGCCCCATCAAATACAACATTAACTGTTACTTATTTAAGAGGAGGAGGAATTAGGTCAAATGTACCCCAAAATACAATAAATAAAATAAATTCTATAACAACTAATATAAAACCTAATTTAAGTGGTCCTATTGTATCTTTTTGTAGAGAATCAATAGCATGTTCTAACCCCATAGCAGCAACAGGAGGAGGGGGAGCAGATACAATAGAAGAAATAAAACAAAAAACAGCAGCAAATTTTGCTACACAACAAAGAGTAATAACAAAAGAAGACTATTTAATTAGAACTTTATCTATGCCCTCTATTTATGGTAGTATAGCTAAAGCATATATAGTAAAATCTACAGAAATAGAAAAAGAAAACCTAAATGTAGAATCTTCTCAAATTTCATCAAATTTATATTTATTAGGTTATAATAATAATAAAAAACTTACAACATGTAATAATGCTACTAAAACAAACTTAGCAACATATTTAAATTATTACAAACCACTAACAGATTCTATTAATTTAATGGATGCTTTTATAATTAATTTCGGTATTGATTTTGAAATTTCTACTTTTAGAAATAATAATAATCAACAAGTATTATTAGATTGTATTACTGATTTAAAAGACTATTTTAACATAGAAAAATGGCAAATAAATCAACCTATAATAGAATCTGAAGTTTATAATTTAATAGGTAATGTAAAGGGAGTACAATCTGTTATAAATGTTACCTTTAAAAATATAGCAGGTGCAGAATTAGGATATTCTCAATTTAAATATGATTTTGAAACAGCAACTAAAGATGGTATAATATACCCATCATTAGACCCAAGTTTATTTGAAGTAAAATACCCAGACACAGATATTAAAGGTAAAATAAAACAATACTAAAATGGCATATTATTCTATATTTCCTGAAAAAGATACAACAATATATAGTCATCCAGATCGTATTAATATGAATACGGGTAAAGATGAAATATTAGAATTAATTGAAGAAAAAGCAACAACGGGTGAAATTTATTATTCTTCAAGAATTTTAATTAAATTTAAAAATACAGACATACGAGATATAATCCAAAATAAACTAACAGGTGTTGCTAAAGAAGTAACAACCAATACGTGTGAAATATCTTTAGATTTATTTGCGGGTGAAAATAAAAGATTAACATCTGATCATACTATAATAGCATTTCCCTTAAGTCAATCTTTTGACGAAGGAACACAAAGATATGAAGTTAATCCTCCCACTACAACCACAGGAAGTAACCAAGCAGCAAATGGAGCTACTTGGGTTCATAGAACTAATGCTACATCTTCTACATGGCCTACTACAAATATTACTTTTGGAATGGGGGCTTCTGGGTCTTATTCATTACAAGCAGGAGGAGGAGTTTGGTATACAGGTAGTGCCTTTAAATCTGAAACCACTTTTTTAGCTGAAGATGATCTAGATTTATCTTTAGATGTAACTTCAGTTATTCAAAAATTCTCATCAAGTTATTATCAAGATGCAGCCTATCCAACAGGAATTCCTAATGAAGGATTTATTGTTAAAAAATTAAGATCAGTAGAGGAAGATGGTTTTGGTTTTGGTCAATTACAATACTTTTCATCAGACACACATACAATTTATCCTCCTAAATTAACTTTTAAGTGGGACGATTCAATATACAACCCAACAGTTGGAGCTACAACATTACAAACTGGAGATATATTTTTATCACTGTATAATAATAAATCAGAATTTCAAAGAAAATCAAAACAACGTTTTAGATTAACTACAAGAAAAAGATACCCAGATAGAACATTTGTAACAAGTTCAAATTATTTAGACATACAATATTTACCAGCTACAAGTTATTATAGCGTGCGCGATGCAGAAACAAATGAAGTAATAATTCCTTTTAATACTAATTATACCAAATTAAGTGCAGATAGTGAGGGTATGTACTTTGATTTACATATGGAAGGATTACAACCAGAACGCTATTATAAATTAATGTTTAGATCAGATAATACTGAAGGTATTCAAATTTTTGATGAAGATTATTCTTTTAAAGTAATAAGATAATGAAACTAAATAAAAAAATATATACTACTCAAGAATCTGATAAATTAATAGATAGATCTTTTAAAGAATTAGGAAAAAAAGTAGAAGGAACTTCAATAGTCAATTTTTTTGAAATATATGATAGTTTATTTTTAGAAATACCTAAATCAGGAATAAATTCTCATGCAACCTTATCTAGCAGAAGTGAAGAATATATAGGCGGACAACAAACAAACGCACAATTAGATAGAGCTAATAAAACAATTAAGGATTTAAGAGATAAAATTTCAAGATTAGAATCAGAAAATGAAATATTAAAATCAGAAAACGTAGAAAAAGATAGAAGATTAAATTCTCTATAAAGATAAAAATATGGCTAATATTGTTTCACAAAATACATCTCCTACACTAAATTTAAAAAACATTGAAGATTTAGGCTCTACATTAGTAGACAGAAATTTTGGTAGACCTGAAGATTATATTAATATTCATATATATGATCTCAATAATAATCTTTTAGATACCGTTGAAAATTTTAAGGGATATAAATCAGAACAAAATACGGAGGGTTTAATACAAGATCTAAACTTAGATCCTTTAGGAATATTAAATGAATTAGGATATACAACAGGTACTTATAATTTAAAAGTAAATATACAAAAAAGAAAAATATTTAATACTACTGCTCCTGCTTTTAAAATAAAAGAAATATCTTCTACAAGAACAGAAGTAAAATTAACTACTGTTTTATCATCAAATAATATTAATTTAGCTAATGATTCAAGAAATTTCATACAAGCAGTTCAAAATTCAACTTATTTTAGAGATTTTATATTAAATTTTGGAAAAGATAGAAACATAACAGCAGTAAATATTGCATTAGATACATCAAATCCTAATGATACTACATTACAAATAAAATTATTAGAACCTCTTTTAGAAAACTTAGAAATAGGAAATAAATTATCTATAGTAGAAAATATAGTAGATCCTATTATTTTAACTTATAATTTAGGTTTATTACCTTCTGTAGAAACAACCATTCCTATAAAAGGACCTAATTTTAAAATAGACACTAGGTTAAATAGTTCAGTACCAACAGCTTTTAGATCATATGATGATATATTAAATACTTCAACTACTTCTTCTTATCAAAAATTATTAAGTAAATTAGATGGATATGAAATACCAGAAATAGATTATGGGTACGTAAGACCTACAGATACAGCTTCTTTAGATTTTGAAACAGTAACACCTACCCACTTTGAAAATTTTGTACATTTTGGTAGTGCAACTGAATTATTAAAAAACTTTGAGTATAAATTAAAGTTAATAGAAATATACGATAAACAAATACATGAATTAAACGCAATAAGTTCAACATCTTTAAATGCCGTAGTATTAGAATCTTCTTCTTCTATTTTAAATAAAAAAGAAAGTTTAATTCAAGGTTTTAGTGGTTATGAACAATATTTGTATTTTGAATCTGGTGCATATTCATGGCCTAAAAGTGGATCTCATCCACAAGAAGAACCATACATACAATCACACACAACCTCATCAGAAGCTTTAACTTGGTTAGGTAGTTCAAATAGTACAAATCCTTACTATGGAGGACAATTATCATCAGCTTCAATTTTTGATAAGCAAAACCCAAACAGACTAATGAAATTAGTCCCTACATTCATAGGGGATAGAGAGGAAAACCAACCATTTGAATTATTTTGTGATATGGTGGGGGAACATTTTGATCCTATTTGGACACATGTAAAAGAAATAACACAAACAACAGACAATAGTCATAAATTAGGTGTTTCTAAAAATTTAGTATACTATATGCTACAAAATTTAGGAATAGAAGCTTATGATCAATTTGAAAATGAAGATCTAATAAGTTATATTTTTGGCCAAGCAACAGTAACTAATGATACTTCAACAGTTATAACAGGTTCTAATGAAACTTTTGCAAAAGAAGACATATCAAAAGAAATTTGGAAACGTTTATATCATAATGCACCTTATCTTTTAAAAACTAAAGGAACAGAAAGAGGTTTAAGAGCATTAATTAATTGTTATGGTGTTCCAGACACAGTATTAGACATTAAAGAATTTGGTAGTTCAGATCCTAATAGAGATGAATTTAAATTATACACATATAATAAATTTACTCAAGTATTAAGTGGTGATTCTTTAGAGGGGGGTAAAAAAGGAATGTTTATTGAAACAGCCTGGACTAGTTCAAACACAAATGCCATAACATTAAAACCATCAGCATCAGCTAAAACAGTTGAATTTAGAATTAAGCCAACTAGATCAGGGTCAGATGCTTATCATTTATTTTCATTAACAAACCACACATCACAAAGTTTGTCTGGTTCAGATTTACATTTAGTTGTACACCCATACACAGGTAGTCATGATTTTTTTGTTACGGGAGATAAAAACCAATATGGTAAATTAGATTTACTTCATTTTACTTCTAGTATACTTACTTCTTCTGGACATCAAATAACAAGTCCTATTGAATTAGTAGATTTAAATAAAATATCCTCAGATTCAAATGGTTCAACAATAACTTCTGCTACCTCTTTAAATGTTTCTTCTAACACTGGAACAAGCGCTACAACAGCTATAATATTTAAAAATAATTTTGGAGGAGTTAGTGGAACAATCACACTTATAGATGCAAATGGTGTTAGTAAAACCTATATAGCCGCAACAACTATAGCTACTGCAGGAAATGTAAATGGAAATGGTCAAATTGAATTTATAGGAAATTATACATTTGCAGCTGCAAAAGCAGCCAGCTTAAAAACAGCCATTG